GAGTCGAATGGCAATATAATTTCGATGATGGAGAATGGCAAGCACATTATGAAGCATTAGACGGATTTCCTTTACAATATACAGATGATGTTCCACAAGAAGTCATAGATCACTTCAGAGATATTATTAGAAATATAGAACAATACAACGATAACATAAATCCCAACTGGAGGACTGCATATTGAGTGATAAATATTGTTATGCCATGACAAAATCTGGCGATGATTGGTATATCTATCGGATGGATCAAAACGGTACTATATTAAGAGCTAATATTCATGATTCTGTTTATCAATATGTTGATTTAGCAGAAGTTCCAGAAAGGATAGCAATCGAATTCAATACTGCGGCTACTCGAAAATGGACTAATTTCCTACCACAGGAAGAAAAGTCGAAAGTTCCAGCATGGGCCATGAAAGAAAATGACGCTGACGAAGGAATAACCGACGAAGAATTCATGACCAAATTTTTGAATAGTTATCCATGGTGTCGATATAATGATACCGAAGCTAGATATGAAATGGAAATAGAAGATTATGATAGATCCAAAAGATGGATACCTGTTCCATTTATTATGCTAAAGTCATTTGCCAGACGCAATAAATATTTTGGTACTGCTTTCGGGGTGCTCTAATTGCCGACTGGTCCAATGACATCCATCGCAAATTCAGTTCAACGATGGATGCAAAGAATGTTCAAAATAGAATATTGTACTATTTTGAAAGTTACAAAAGACGGATACCCTGGTATTCAATGCCATAGTCCCGATAAACCAGAATATTACAATACGGTAACACTAAAGGTCAGAAATGCTAGATTAAAAGCAAAACCAACTGAATTGGAACATCAATTCGAAATTGGTATCCAAGATTTCGTCGGAAATTGTTTTGGTCATCCTTGGACCCCGAGAGTCGGTGATCTCGTTCAAGTATTATTTATTTATAATGCACAACCTATAATTTTGGGTCCAGTATATACAACACATCAAGTTCCACCATTTAGAGCACCTACTCATGACGATGCTATGTACGATGATGTCTGGAAATGGTGCCAATGGTTGGAACCAAAACAAGATAAAAATCATGATTATTATGACCATCCCCAAGGAAAGATGCCCATATGCAAAAAATTGTTTCATGGTCCTGTAACTGGTCAAATTGGTGGAAAAGGTCGTGACCAGCAATGGGTATGGGATTGCAAAATGGGTGATGCTGAACCCACTTGCCGACTTTGTGAAACAATTGATTCCGTTCCGCGAAGTGGTGAACAATGGTTTAAACAATACTCTACAAAAACCGAATCCGAAGAAGCTTACAATAGTCGCATGGAATGGCATGCAAGATGTGGATCCTATCTTCGTTTTGAATCCGAATGTGTTAATACTGCTAACAAAACGTCATGTGAATATTCAGAAAAAAAAGGCCATATCCGGCTAGGAAATGCAGTCTCCGAGTGTGATAAACGCGGTCATATAAATTTTAGGGGAACAGGTTGCAATGAAGGTGGATCCGAATGCAAAGCCGGTACCATTGACATGCATTCGGCTCATGAAGCAGTAGCCTACGAGAATGAAACTGTTGGTGCCAGATGTTCTGTCGTTGCGCCTACCGACAATACAGTAACATGGGCATTCGAAGCCATTGATTTTACTGCTCCCAAATCTTACATTCGTATTTATAAAAAAGATGCCGGTGGTGCTGCTGGTTTAGTTGAACTAAATAGCGAGGATGGTGGTTCTTACATATGGTTAGATGGCGAAGATAAAACAATTTACATAGACGGTACTGATTACGTTTTCATAACCGCTGATGAAGAGATTCATCAAGAAACTCCATTAGTTCATATGACCGGAAACTGCAAAATAGATGGAAATCTTGAAGTCGCTTCAATAACGGTGGGTAGCTGTTCTCATGGTGCATGCAGTTGTTTGGGAGGAGGTGCTAGAAGCACTTCAGGATCATGTACGGCTACTGGATCCCAGCAGACAATAGCGCATAGCATGGTAACTAATACAGGAAGTGCTTGCTGTCCTAGCAGTATTTCGACAACCTGTTCCGATGGCGGATCTTGTACCATTAATGGATGCGATGATACTAATATTTATTTGACAGCTACTGCTGGATGTACTGTTGATTGGTCATGTACCGCAGCAGACGATGGTTGGGGAGATTGGGAACCCTGTTTTTAAATTAATTAGAGGATAAAATGTCAGAAAAGAAAAGATATGATACTTGGACTTATGCTTCGGCAAATTCGGTAACAGTTCCCGGTGATATGACTGGAACTTATTGGCCAGGAATGAAAGTTGCTCTTAAACAAGGAACTATAAAATATTTTGTTATATATTCTGTGATATATTCAAATCCAAATACTATAATAACACTAAACGGCCTCGGTATATATACATTAACCAATGATCCCATAACCGCACATATTGATACTCTTGAAACATATCCAAAAGGATTTCCTACCGGATTTATTTATACTACAGGCAAGCTTTCGATGCGGCCATTCATCGAAATTGGAAAAATTGCCCAAAACAACAAACCGACTATCATACAAAGAGGTGCATCATCTGGATATAGTCTTCCCATCTATAATAGTGATAATGAAGAATTGTTTATTTCCGAATATATTGCAGGTAGATGGAACGGTGCAAGTAACATAACACTATCAATAATTGGATATATCGATACTGACGAAGATGTAAATGATGATTTTGCATTGCAAGTTTCTTGGATAAATAAATCAACTTCAAGTGGGATTCTTCCAGCTACAACTACCGATGTGACTACAGTTACAAATATCGAAACGGATCGGAATGTACAATATTCTATTTACAAGGTAGATTTTGCTATAGATTGGGACCTTAATGATCCTGATATTGTAGCATCCGATTATTTCGCAGCACGTATTCGTAGAGTTGCTGTTGGTAGCGGTAATGTAGAAATGTCGGGAGAATTTGTCATAACCATGATAATAATAACATATGATGTTGACAAAGTATTCAAATCAACATAGATATCTTAAAAAAGGGTGATATTTCATGACACTAGAATATTATGATTTAAAAACGAATCTCGATATAAGTCCTGGATTTTGTCATTGCCATACTTCGCTGGATCTATCATTGACAGCAAATGGTGATTTGGCAATAATCACAGGACAAGATGAATTGCGCCAGAGATTTTTCCTTTATTTGGCAACACCAAAAGGAGAACGATATAATACTTCGATTGGATGCAGTTGTCTTGATTATCTTCATGAAAAAAATACTGCATATGCAGCTAGGAAACTCGAACAAGATATCCATTCCGATATCAATGATCAATTTCCCGAATGGAAAATATCATCGGTCTCGTGCCGGCAAAATCCAATAGATCCGTTCGAACTTGAAATCGCCCTTAGAACTACTCAAGGAAACATGAAATTTTTATATTCCCCTGATGAATTGATGTCACTGACTTCGATGTTAAGCAATATGATTTATTACTACTAAAAGGAAATATTATGTATATACCAACAGTCGATGAATTAATGGATAGTTTCAAAGAAGAATTGACTTCAAGGCATCCCAAAATCCGCAATTTTAGTGATGGATCCATGCTTTCGATACTTAGCGAAATTATAAATATTCAAATTAATCTGATGTATCAAAGAATAGATGCTGAAACTAAAAGCATTTCAATATTGACCGCGGAAGGCGACGATTTAGATGATCTTGTAGTGGATAGACTTCCAAATGGTCGCCAAGAAGGAGAACATGCTACCGGAAATTTAACTTTTAGTTGCATTGAAACAGCTACTTCTGCCATACCAATCCCATTGGGTTCAAAAGTTATGGCATTAGGAACAGACGGAAGTAAAATATATTTCGAAACTACTGCATATGGCGAAATAGCAATAGGAGACAATTCTGTAATTATAACTGCTAGGTCAATCGAACCAAGCGAAGATGCCAATGTACCCGCTTTTGCTATAACACATATACCATATGGTATAGATGGTGTAGATCGAGTCGAAAACATAGACGAATTTTCAGGCGGAACCGATCAAGAAAGCGATGATGATTTACGGACCCGGTATTATTATGCAGTTCTTGCTACTGGAACCGCTACTTCTATAGTGACCGAAGAACATCTAACAGATCTAGACGATATTAATGAAGCTCATATCTTTTCTAGAGGAAACGGTGATATCGAATTAGTTGTTGATTATAGCGGTGGCATTGGTAATGATTATGATGACATCGAAACCGTACTTGAAGATAATCTAGCTGCCGGCATAATATCCAGAGGAAAATTAATTGGAACCATCATAGATGGAGTATCAACTCCCGGTATAGGAGAAGCTTATGGAGGCAGATTATATGCTAGAGCTACCGCGCACTGCTTAACTGGCGAATCATTTTACTTGACCTATGAAGATTCCTTGGGAAGAATCCGAACATCAGGAACTATAATGATACCAGCCAACACCATAATAGGAGATATTATAACAATTCCAATGGAAGATGATACGGACAGAGCTACGACCACAACCGAAATATTTTACTCTGGATCAGGAAGTTATGATATTTTAACTGGCATGGGAACATATCCATATTTATACAATTTACCGCGGCCTGTTTCAATAAATGTTAATGTGACTGTCAATAAAACTGCTATTGCATCCGCTACTCTGGATGACGATATAGAAGATTCCATAACAGATTTCTTAAATTCATTTACCATTGGAACAGATTTAGAATGGTCGGATTTATTCCTGAATATCTATATGGATTATTCTACTCAAATTCTGTTTCCGGGAATAGATAATATTTCATCTTGTGTTATAACTGGCAATGGAACGACAATATCAATACCCGGTTCTATAATAGATATAGATGAAGACGAAAGAATCGAAGCCGGAGAAATAACGGTAACAGTAGTCTAATCAAAATCTATATATACTACATTCATTTGATATAAAGTTGCAAACAACCAAGGGAAGAAGAAAGATCATATTCTTTCTTTTTCCTACAATAACAAAAATAGGTGTATCTAAAATGCTTCCATCAGTATCGGATCTAAAATTGGCTGCTATCAAAAACAAATGGGACGAATCAACGGTTGATCGAATCATCCGGCAAATAGAAAAAGATGTTGATCTTGCCAGAAAACTAGGGGCAGCAAACCTATTAACCAACATGAAATTTTAAATCTCTTTTTTTCAAAATCTTTGCAGTGACCAAAATCTTTATATACCTCTAAAAATAAGGGTATTTTGTCGATGAGTCACATAATTCTGATTCATCATATAATCTGCAAACAAAAATACCAAAAGTAAGGAGAAAATAGGAAATGTCAAATAATGTTTGGGATGAGCAAGTAACAGCATCCGGTGCTGGTATCGCAGAAGGAACATATGTAGTAACCTTGAAAGATATCGAGCGCGAAAATAAAGTCGTTCAGAACAGGTCTGGATTCGCCGGCAAGAAAATAATCGGAAAACAATATGATTCTTTGGATGCCGACCAAAAGTCACTTGTTGATTCCACCGGTGATGAATATTGGCCTCCTCGGGGAACTGAGGAACCGCGAAAGAAGATCGCTTTCATGGATCAA